CGCATTTCAGCCATGATTTCAGGTGAAGTAACCAAGTACATGAAGTTAGGCTCATAGTCCTTGAAGCCCATACCAATAGCACGGAATAGACGCTCACCACGAGCAGCACCAATAGCAGTTGAGTCGAACAAGCGGCGCTCATCTGAGGAACCTGTTGCAGCGGCACCAAATGCACCAGCAGCGTTGATGTCAACGAACATACCAGTTGCAGCAGTGTCAGCGTCTGTGTCGAAGCCTACTAGGCCACCGTTACCAGCACCACCAGCGTCACCAAGAGTAACTTCGTAAGAAGCAACACCTTTAAGTACGTTCAAAAGAGCGTTACCTTCGTCATCACCACGGACTTGAGCAAAGTCACGAGCAACTTTTGCAAGACCGTCTTGTCTAGAGATAACTTCCTGCAGGTTTACCTGTTGGGCACCAAATGTACGCATGGTCTTTACATAGTTAGCGATGTCTGTGCTGATATCTGTGTAAGTACCGTCTGTTGCACTTGAAAGTGATGGTACGTTGATATTAGCAGACAAAGGCTTGTTCCAACGGAACTGACCAATGAAAGATTCGCCATCAGCGTTAATATCGGCACGTTGACCAACGATGCCTGTAGAGTTCAACTTCTTTTCAGTTGTGTAAGCTTCATCAGCGTAAGCAGAGATAGCTACTGCTACGTTTTGAAAGTCTGTATTTGTAATAGCCATTTTAATGTTTCCTTATAGAACTATTATTTATATTTAATAAGAGAAAGAGCCTAGTTGGCCTTTAGCGGCCAGCCCCAAAACTTCTTCTTGAGACATATCACTTAAAGATTTCTTACGATCCATTTGTGGTGTCCCAGAAGGTTGCCCCGTTCCTGCTCCCGAGTTAGCTTTAACACGAAATAGGAAAGAGTTGTCTTCATCTTTAGAGTAACTAAGAACGAAGTCTTGAATTGTTGTTCCTGACTTATGAACCCAACTACCGTTCTCATTTTGAACGAGTTGCTCGACAATATCACGATAAGCTAGTTGGCGAGAGCGGTCATTTCGGAAATCTAAGCTAGACAAAGTAGAATTAACAACACTGTCACGATTAAGTTTAGTGTTCTCTTCTTCAAATACTTTTAGCTTAGCTTGTGCTTCAGCAAGTTTCATTTCTAAAACTTCTTGAACTTTTCCTTCTTCTTCTAGCCGCTTCATTTGATCTTGTTTTTGTTTTTGTTCGATCTCAGCAGCCTTTTTAAGAGCCTCGTCTCGTTCATTAGACATTCGGTCCATGTTAGCTTTCATTTTAGAAAGACGTTCTTGTACCGCCTGTTCAATTGGATCTACCTCGTCTGAGACGGGTTGCTCCTGAACTTTTTCTGGTTCGGATGCCTCCGTTGGCTCCGTATCAGTTACTTCAACTTCTTCAACTACGTTATTTTCTTCACTCATCTATTTTCCTTTCAAGCACAGCTTGAGTTATAATTATACTAAGGATTACAAATCCTGATTAAATGATAGTGCATAGGCTATTACAAATAACTATGGACCAATTCCATACCAGTCTTGCCCCGCAGGGATAGGTGCTAGTATGTCTTTTCTTGTGATCTTATTCTTAGGATCAATAAGACCTTGTTTCCTAGCCTTATCAAGTAAAGCATTGTAGGATTTTCTAGATAGACCTTGCCTACGCATTTCAAGCAAAGTCTTTCTAATAGTGTCGCCCTCTAGAGCATCTGCATAGATGGTTCTAAGAGCAGTTTTAGCGTTATCTGCTTCAGCGATGTTTGTGAAAAAAGCATCGTGAATAGTTCCTGTTTCAACGTTATTCTTACGCCCCCACAGGTGAAACCTTCGTACAATAACGGCATCGTTACTGTGGTTTCCGTTTACACCTAGGCCAATTCGTGCGTCATTAAGAGAGCCCTTCCCAAGGAGCTTTCCGTCTTCTGCACTAGACTCATAGATGTTAGCAATTTTACGACCCGTAATTGGGTCTGTAAACTCTATTCGCTCTTGTATCTTAGGCCGATACCTTTGCGTCATTATTTTACCGTCAAAAGTCACCCAAGGTATATCTACCTTTTGTGTCTCTTCAACAAAAACTTTTGCGACCTCTTTCCAGTAATTAATAAAGTTATCTGTTACTGGAGCACGTTCTGCTAGGTTCTTAGACATAATCCTAGACACCTCTGAGAATTCTTTTGGACCAACAATACCTCTTCGAGCATTAGTTAGCTTATTAACAAATTCTGCAGTGTCAGGATGAATATCTTGTGCTTGTTTTAATAAGGTTCTTCCCGCAGGTTCATTCTTATTAATTAATTCAATTAACTCTTTTCTAAAGGAAGTTAATTCAGCTTCAACACCAACAGCGCCTTGTCGATTGGCAATCTTAATTTTACCATCAATAATTCTTAATTGTTCACCAAGACTATCTTTAGTAACTGTTAAGTAACCTTTATCATCAAGAACTTTAGAAAGTTTACTTGCAACGTTGGCTGTCTTAGTGGCATCTCCGGCACCATAAAATGACACCATGTTTTGCGACTTAGCAGCTTTTGCAAGGTCTTCCCAAGTAAGGTTTGAATCTCTTAAAGCAGGTATCTTTAAAAAGTCAGGGTCATTAATAGTATCCATTGCAACCAAGTCATATAGGCGGTTTTTCTGAGTTGTCGGAAGTACATTGCTAGCCAAAGAAACAGCTCGATCTCCTGTAGAGAGACCGATAATTTGAGCACCAGAGGAACTAGCATCGTTTTCAATCATAAGCTTTGTCTTGTAACCTGACAACTTACTTATATTGTTAAAATCGCCATCAACATGATTATAAACTCTTGTATACTCTAAAGCCATTCTAGCCATTTTCGGTACTTCTGCACCCTCAAGACCCCTAATTAATGGGTGTTCAAGAAACTCTCGTATTCTACGGTCCCTTTGTGTAGGGGATTGTAGTAGCTGACCTATTTCTAAAAGCTTAGTTTCATTTCGCCTAAATATCTCTAAACGACCTGCCTGAGTAAGCGCTTCTGTGCCTGGACCTATCATAGCGCCCAGTTGTATCCTTAGCTCTCTCACAGCCCCAGGGGTCATGGCCTTAGGGGTTCCAGAGTTAAGAAAGGGTCTAACTAGTTCACCACCTGTAGGTGTTAAATAACCACGATGATATACCCGACCACGAGAGTCAATAAACACTTGCGTCCTAAAGTTCTTATTTCTTTGAGCATGAAATTTAGCAGTAGCCATCAAGCCGTAACCTTGCTCTCCTCGATTTAGAATTTCATGGCGAAACTCATTAATACTGTCAAAGTATTTAGAGTTTCCCCGTGGGTCTCTAAACCTAGCGACATCGTCCATAAATCCAAAAAATTCATTATCAACACCATACTCCACATTTGAGACATGGTTCATCATTTGAGCCATTTCACGATCAATTTGTTTAGCGTCATAATCTGCGAATTTGTCACGAGATATGATTGGAATTCCTGTATCGTTTCCACGAGAGTCAACAAAAGTTTTCTTATTAGCTTTTACAAAGAGTCTATCTCTATTATTAATAGTTCCTAGACGCCTAGCAATTGTAACTCTGCGTTCAGCCTCTTGTAATCGCAGTAAACCCTTATCTACCACAATAACTTCTCTTGAGATTGTATCTTGCCAGCCTCCGGAGGAACGCCCTGTATCTAAGTCTAAAACCCCTCTTCGAGTCTTACCTCTAAATTGAACTTTAATTAGATTTTGGTCTCTCATAAAGTCAAGTATTTTAGAACCTTCTGCATGATGATCTTTTAAAGTGTTTTTAGTAAAGGGTATAATATTTTCAAAGTCTTTTGAAAATTGTTTCCCAATATTAATAGCTAAAGAGTCATAGTCTGTGGATTGGCCTGAAGAGATCAACTTAGCAATCTTAGTGATATTATTTAATGCAGTATCCTCTAATAGTTTTGAGGTTGGCCTCTTATCAACAATTAAAAACTCTCTATCTAAAATCCTACGAATAGCTTCATTGTTTTTAGATGCTAAACGAGACCACCAAGAATCACTAGGCTCACGATTATATAGCTTTTTATAACTGTCATAGGCTGCCTTAAGTTTACTATCTTTTAGTATTCTACTTACTATCTTATCTTTAGTAGGATATCTGTCGGTAAAGCGTTTAAAGTAAAGCCTTAGAGGCGCTCTGCCTGTAAAGAATATTTTTTTAGCTAACTTTTTTCCTTCAGTTCTTCGCCAAGCATCAATATATCTTTGATCTTTTAGTTGATTGTCTTGGAGGTTTTTAAATGTGTAATACTTACCCATAATTTGAACTTGAGGTGTGTCTTTAGACAAATAACTAATAAACATTTGAGAACGTTGTCTTGAACGTGTATCTAACAGTCTTGAAACGTTTTGAACTGAGAAACGATTTTCTGCTCTAATTACAGAAGCTAGATCCGCCCAAGGCTCTTTGTTTTTAGCATAACGTTCAAAAACAACTCGAAGGTTTTCAATAATAACTGTTTGTTGATTTAAAGAAACTTTGTCGTCTAACCCTGCAGCAATAGACTCAATAAAGTCTTTTTGTTCAGGATTTAGTAACTGCGACTTACGCATAAAATCAATACGCTCTTGATACAAATTAAAGTCTGGATCATAGATATTATTGTTTTTAATTTCACCTGTTAAGGGGTCTGCCGTGAAGTTTCTTTCATCAAACTCATTTCCCACCCGCCTACGGGAAGCCTGTTTCCCGACTAAGGAGGTTCCTTTAAAGTCCGTTAAAGAAAGAGTTTTAGAATAGTCATCAGCATCGAGTAAAAACAACTGGCGCAGGTCTTCTTTGTTTTTAGGGTTTTTAATAAGACTAGATGGGCGAGATGCTAAAAGTTTAACATCTAATTCTCTGATCTTTTGTTTTGGTCTAAAAACAGTAGTGGCCTGAGTTGCTTTATTTCTTAGCGCCTGAATAGATAAAACTTTACCTTTTGGGGTTACAAATTGTTCTGCCTTAAGCTTACCCTGCCTAAACAAATTAGCAGCGTCTTCTGAACCAAGCATTTTTGTTTGTATAGCCATAGTTTGGCCTCTTAGCCAAGACCCAAAGGATTGTATTTTAGGAATTTGACCCGTAAGGCTTTCAAGTTTTTTCTTCTTTAAATTAGTCTTATTAATCCTTGGAGTTGATTCAGCAATAAGTTCATCTTTAGATTTCAAGATAGGGACTAATGAAGACCGACAATTCCAGTGTAAAGGCGGTTTAAACCTGTTATCACCAATATCATAAATTTGACCATTGTGATGAGAACAAATAGGGCTGGTCCTACTATCAAGGATAGCAGTAAACATAAAGCCCTTTAAGATATCTTTGTTGCTCTCTGCAACTTTATTAATTGCAGCAGTCTGAGTAGCAGTTATTGCTGTACGTGTAAGTGCTTTAGCTTGATGTTCTGTAATCTTAGTTGTTTTTAAAACATCTGCAATAATTTCTTTTTGAGAACTACCTCGTGCGAGTCCGGCCTTAACTTTTGATTGAAGCCTTACAAGCTCTCCGGCGGAAATATTTTTTATATTTTCTTTTAAATTGCTGGGGCCTTTAATAGTTTGTCCAGTAACCTCTGCAAGTAGTTCTTTTGTTCTTGGCTTTTGGACCTTATAGAAACTTTTAACTTCTTTATAAAGATTATCACTATGGAAATCTAATTGGGAAGTGGAAAATTCTTTAAGGCTATTGGTCTTATGAGCAAGGAGTTCTGTACCGAATCGGCTAACCTCTTTGTTTAGGTCTGCTCTAATATTTCCTCGTAAAAGTGTTTGAAGGTTATTTCTATGCCTTCGAATAATACGGCGATTCTGTACTTGTACACCCTCTTCATAAAGCCTAACGTCTGCCATGTGATCGACAATACGATCAAAGATTTTATCGTTAATATTCATCTAGTCCACCATTGTAGAGTAAGTTGAGGGCAGTTTAAAAGACTTGCCTAGGTCTAAATTTATTCTATAATTTCTACAGAGTCGTCTGGCTGTTGTGCAGCCAAAGGATCTGTTTGAATCTCTTCAATTGCCTTTTCATCGTTATAGTCAGCAGGTAAAAAATCATTATACTTTGCAATATTAAGGAAAGTCGAACGACTAATAATCCCACTTTGATACCATTCTGAAACAAGGCGCATTGCGCCCTCACCGCCCACCATCGGAGCAAAGTCACTAGACATTTGAAACTCGATATCACTAGCAGTAAAATCAGTGTTATACTTCCAGTTAATCATAAAGGCAATAACTTCTCTGAGAGTATTAGATACCTTAGCGTTAAGCGTTCCTAGCTGTGCTGTTTGTGAAGCATTTCTAATTTCTAATGCAACGCCTGAAGCTGCTTGCTCAGGGGATAACATCCGAATACCCATCTTAGCCATCTCTTCAACAGTAGACTGAATGGCCTTTTCCATATCACCAAGAGCAGCAGTGGGGGTTTCAAGTACAGTAATAGTTTCATCTTTACGAACCCGTAACCAAGTTCCAAGACCTGCATTAACAATTTCTTCAAATTCTTCATCTGTCATGTCTGACTGTACAACAGGTGTATATGTTGCTGCGCCATATAGTAGATGATTGCGCCTAGATACTTTATTATACAAAGCTACCTCTCTATCAATAAGAGGCATTAGCACAGGTTCAACAGGTTCAAACTGACCGCTGACTGGCCAAGCAGGGATTTTATTAATACGTTCACCAAACATAGTTGGATAAACTGTATTTACTTTTTCGAATTGAGCCTCAGTAATAAGATCAGTATATTCTTGGCGAATGTCACCATTAAGAACTTTAATTTCATTATTAGTGTCTGGATGTTCATAGTAGTCAATAACTAACTTCCCAGAATCATCTAAATAATGATCAGCCACAGTGTCAACATAATTTGGATGCCAAGGATTATCCGCAGTATAACGAGTAGTAAGATACCTAGTAACCCAGCGACTAAGAGTCTTTTGACGAGTTACTGGATGGGTATCTGTATGTACATTAATTACATTTTCTGCCTCGATAAGTATGGGATAGGGTTTAATCATTTCCTTTTCTTCAGGAGACATAGAAAGATACTCTTCCTCTGATACTGAAGGGTGATCCACGTAGACCCACGCACGGGATGTTTGTAATTCTTCCCAAAGTGCATTATCTAAAAAGTTAAATAAAGAACGACCGTCTAAAGTAAAGTCATTTTTAATCCAGTTACTCGCATCGGAGGGTAATTCTTCCGGTAGCGATAAGTGAGAGTCTTTTCGTAGCAAAGCACTAATCAAGACCTTACAATACTGAGCAGTAAGACCCGGGAGTTCTGCCTCTGACTTATAAAAATCATATTGGCGCTGTGTCATACTAGGTGAAAAGGGTATTAAAAGGTTTGTATAATCATAATTAAGAAACTCATCATGCCCTTTAACGTTTTCCTGACCCTGTAGTACTGCCCTTGATTTCTTCCACAATGGCTTTAGTGATTGATAGCTATCACTAGGGTCAGCAACAGATCTTTTAACACTTTTAGTTGGTTTAGTTAGCTGTGCCATAATTAATTATTCCTTACCATTTCACTTTGTTAGCCCAGTAGGCAGCAGACATCTTGCCCTTTTTAATGTTAGTAGCGTGTCTAGCCTTCCAAGCAAGTCTTCGTGACTTATAGGCCTCTGATTCATTTTTCTTTTTAGGTGAACCTTTTGCACCCTGTGCGCCAAACCTAATAGTCTTTATAGTATCACCAGACTTAGCAACAACAATATGTGATTTAGTAGGATGACCTGGAGTTCTCTTTGGCTTATTAAAACCAGATACTCCAGCACGAGCTAGTCGAGGATCTTTCTTTGTAGCCATTAGAGACTCCTTTAATAGTATAGTTAAGGTATACACTTAAATATATACTTAAAGTATATTATTAACCCCAGGGGTTATTCTTAAACGTCAGGTATTAATTTGGGAGGGAATTTTTACCCCCTCCCACAAGAGACTGTCAGAAAACCTGAGAGTTTATCTGTCTCTTATTCTTAAACGTCAGCTATTTATTTTA